GAGCCTCTTCGTCGTAAGCAGCCTTGAGTGCAATCTCTGCAATTTCTGCATCAATTTCTGCTGCTTCTTCAGCCTCGTACTCATCCCAGCCGAGGACTTCACCATCAAGGGAAACATACACATCGTATGACTTTCCATCAAGACCGTCAACTTCAACTGCGTATGCGTCGTGACCTTCAAACATGTCTGCATCAACTGATACGACATCGCCTTCAATGCTCTTGATTGCAAGTTCACCTGCATCAGCAAATGAAATGACTTTTGTTCCGTCAATTTCGGTTACTTCACCAATGACTTCACTGTTGAGCATGTGCCAACCTAGGCACTCGCCTGAAGTTCCATCAAAGAATGCTTCAATTGGCTTGCCGTCTTTGCGCTCAATGTCAACAACGAACATGTCGTTCTTGTCAGCGTATCCAGAATCAAGAACCTTGCCAGAGAACATGTCCATAGCGATGCCTTCAATTTCAAGCAATGATGGCATACCGTCTTCTGAGGCACAACCGCCAGGGCATGATGCACATACTTGGGCAGAGTTAGGAAGAACTTTGCGTTCAAACGCACAAACGAATGCATCGTCATCAATTTCTTCTGACTTGACACCCATAGCAGCAAGGCGAGCCTTGCGAGCCTTCTTGCGCTTTGCGGGCATGCTGTCGGTATCCTCGTCGTCAACCATGTCGGCATCAGCAGTAATTTCTGGAGCGTCGACCATGTCTTCGTCCACCATCTCTGCGATTGGTGTCTTTTTTCCACCCTTGGACTCAAGGTCGGCAGTAACCCATTCGCCATCTTCGATGTCTGTAATAACTTCAGCATCTTCTGATTTTGCTTGAATGGCAGTAGCGCCACACTTGCCGCAAACTTTGTCGCCTGCCTTGTAGCCGCACTCTGCGGTTGGCAAATCTTTTGCACACTTCACTGAACCGTCGGGAAGAAGTTCCACTGTTGGGTTATCTGTCATCTTTAGTGACTCCTTGTAATGCATGGTTGATGTCAGACAACCTTGAGGATTTGAACATCCAGCACATGGCTGCATCCGTTTTTCGGATGAAACAACGCACTGGAATTTGTATGAAATTTTCGGTAAACCGTTACTAGCAGTATAGCCCATATAAGTATCCAGCCTTTAATGGTTAATGCCGTAAGTAAACGATTCCATTGCTTTCGTAAGCGCAGATTTAGCCTCTGAACTTACGAACGCAAACTCTATACCATCCATAACGAGCGAAGCGTCAATATTGTGGTATTCAATAATTGGCTGAATATGTGCCTTAATGGCATCAAGTTCTTCCAAAGGTGCACTAATTACACCACTATTATCGTTCTTGACTTCAACAGTTGGCGCAGCGGCGGTAACGACATCTTCAAGTAGTTTCATCGCTTGACGAAGTTTGTCCATGTTGCGGTTGCTGATAACACGCCCAGCCTTCTGCTCAATGTTTTGGTTGACCGTCTTCTCTAGTGCTGAAAGAGCCATCATGACTCCCATTTCAGGACTTGGAGCAACGGTTGGTATTGGCTTCTTGCCGCAACCGCAATCATCACCCTTGCCGTTAGCCATTAATGGGTGAGCGAACTCTTTACCATCTTCATCGTCTCCGACATGTTCCCAGTTTTCATCTTTGCCGATGTAAGAAACCAATTCTGGCTCTTGGTCAACAAATGTCTTGAGTTCCATGACTGCCTTGGTTTCCCAATCCTCATAACCCATTTTCTGGTAATCGTCATCGTTGTCATCTGCCGACATAAAGCCATCTTCCATGCTCTTGCCTGCGGAACGCAACTTAGACATGCGGTCATTCCACTCACTGTCATTCCACAAAGTGCCGTTCATGCCCTTTTTAATCTTATTGCGGCAGTTTTTCATGCCAGGGTGATGGCATCCTTCATTAGGCCAAAGACCAGTGGTTTCATGATGCAACCAAGCGCAAATATTGTTCAGGGGGTAAAGTTCTGGATGGTCGGCAAGAATTACACGGCAACGACGGAATCCGCCTTCCTTACGCATGATTGGACGCCAGTATCTGAGCAACTTCTCAAGGTTTCCACGGCGAGGTCCGTAACCACGGAGAACATCACCAGTAAAACGCTCTTGTGGGATTGCGTCAAGAGGTGCGGCTTTGAGTTCTTCAACTTTTTCTCCACCGCATGCTCCACCACACTGACAAGAACCTGTTTTAGGTTGAATATCTCGTGGGACTACGGGGTTGTCTTCAATTTCGTCACGATACTGTTCTTCAAATGGTGTTTCGGGCTTATCGTCATCTTCGTCTTGTTCAGGCTTATTGTCTTCTTGTGCGACAGGAAGGTAGACGGTTTCTGGCTTCACACGAACTGCGTCGCCAAACATGAATTCATCACCATCGAAATGGTACGAAACACGCATTGTCATCATTTCGCCATCTTTCATATGGTCGAAAATGGCAATATTCTTGTCGGCACTGCGCATGCGAACGGCTCCGCCGAAACGCGTAGCAATGGCTTTCGGGAGATTTTGTTCGCGTCCAGCCATTGGGTTTACTGCTGGAATGCCACCGTCTTCACCGCGTGGGTAGTCCTCGCCATGACCCTTAACTGCACTGATTTCGTCAGTCTTGATAGAAATGGTGCCAGTTAGTTGGTTTGCGCCATGAAGAACTGGAGAAACTTCGTAAAGTTCTACTTCTTTAAGGACATTTGCTTGACGGCTTTGGTCGTAATCGGCACGGAGGGTTTTGTAACCGATTGACCATTCTTGCTCTTCACCGAAAAATGAAACATCGGCAAATGCTTGACGACCACGCTCTGATTTGAGGTTGAACTGAACTCGGGCGTAAAGACCACCGATGCCAGCACGCTTCATTTTCATTGGAAGGCGTGGGTCGTTTGGTGCAACTTCGTAAATATCAAGAACTTTGCCGATTGGCTCGTTCCAGTTGTGACCCCAAACAACACGAGGCTTGCGGCGCTTGAGGCTTTCAGTAAAAGAACCTGTGGCGCAAATATCGCCTACGGAGTCCTTATTGCCAATGCCAGCAACGAAACATTCAACAATGCCTTGTGCCTCGTCAATATTAATTTGACCAGGAATGGACTTATATAGGGTTTCAGAAAAAAGTGCGGTGTCGCTCATAGTGCTCCAAGGGTTCTTCTATACAATAAACCATAAAGAGCACCCAAAATGGGAACAATTGCTATTTTATCCGACCTTTAAGTAAAGTCCTACGGATAGTTTACTGAAAGTCACCCTACGCGGAGACGGCAACGACAGTTAATTGTCAGTTCAATTGGAGCCAAAGGGTCACCAGGGAACCTAAGACTTGCCCCACCAGTTGCAAAACCTTCATTCAAACCGATGGTCTTTCCCTGAAGAAGAAGATGCGCACTGCGCACCTTTGAGTCCCTACGAGTCATCCATGTCTTGGTTAAATCTGAATCGTTTGCGGCGCTAAGGAAGACTCCAGCATTATGTGCTGTCTGTGCTTCTTGCTCTGCGATTACACGCTTGCGACGACCCATTAAGTTTGCAAAGATTGCAGCCAAAGCGGCACGGAGCATTCCAGCCCTATCTTCATCTTCACTCATAGCCATGACAATCAGCAAGGCAGCAACAATTTCTTCTTTTGTTGTGCCGTTTGCCTTTTTGACACGGTCTGTCTGGTCTTGGATGATGGCATTAAGTTCGTTCTCATCAACTTCAGACGGGATGCCGTTCTTTTGCGACATTAGGCTGACTGCATCAATAGCAACAGACCTCAAAACAGGCATAATGTCTTCTTGGATTTGCTTGTCCCAAGAGTCGATATCAAAGATGGACGAGGCATCAATTCCCTTACCAGCCAAGGCTTTGCGGGCTTTTACGCCTGTTGCTTTCTCAATAACAACACGCTGTTGACGCTCGTAAACACGCTCTAGTGCGCGGTCAAGAATTTCAGTCCATCGGTCACTGTCTTGCTCTGCCTTGGTGTCCCAATCGTCATACTGAGGGATGACTGTCTTGGTTTCCATTTCAAAAGACTCGGCAGAAAGGGTGTTGACTGGAGGTGCAACATTTTCAAGACTTGCAGGCGCTTCAGGAGCGGCTGGCATCTCGGGTGATGTAAGTCCAAGACCAGGAGGACCAGTCGGCAACGCTGCTTCAGCACCTGCTGGAGCAACTGGAGTGTCAACAGGCACTTGCTGTTCAGGCTTGAACGCCTTCTCAGTGTTAGCAATCGGGGTCTGGTTCGGGTTCTGAAGGAGACTGTCTGCAAGTTCAGAATCAACCTTCTTCTTGCCAGTTCCGTCACGATACTCGTTCACGCTGATGAGACCCTGTTGGAACTCGTCCATCAGGTAGCGAGCACGCTCCTGCTTTGCGACGATAAGAATAGGGACTTCAGAAGTATCAAAGTCGATGTAGAACTTCTCGTCAAGGTCATCAAGTCCTCGTGCCAAAGGCTCAAGGTGGGGAAGCATTGTCTCCATCCAGAAAACACGAAGTTCTTCTGAAGCATTACTGAATGTACGACCTGCTGCGTTTCCGATAACTGATTCTGGAACACCAAACGAAGCAAGAATTTCTTCCTTAGTGATTTGACGCATCTGCATATATGCAGCATCACGAGGAGATGCCGAAGTGTCTACGAAGTCAACACCATCGTCTGAAGAGATAACAGTGGTAGCACCTGCGCGACCAATGTTTCCACGGAAACGGTTACGCAGTTCATCTTTATCGTCATCGTCCATTTCGCCACGGACAACGAGCAAACCGCCAGGGCGACCATCGTTAATCAAATAGTTTCTGTTGTACTGCTTGGCAAGGTTTTCAATTTCAATTGCGATGCCAGCAGATTCCATTGGCGTGATTGAGAGATACGGGTCAAGAGGATGTGGGCGACGAATCCAAATAACATCATCAGGCTTTAAAATAATCTTTGTGCCATTTCGCATGTCAACTTCATATCCAGATACGAAAGTCTTGGCATCAGGAATTGGCGCTGTGTGCTGTGGTGGCAAGAGGTGAAGTGCATTGATTGCACCATCACGACCTCGCACCTTTTCAATGAATACACCACGGGTGCTCATCAAGAGTTGTGAAGATAGGCGATAGCGGAAAATAAAGGAGTTTTCCCCCATATT